AGCTCTGATGTACTACGTCAACTTCTATAGCTTGTTCAATAGTCCTGAAAAGGACTGGGAAATGGTGTGGAAATCCGTCGCGGAGTCACCTCCAGATCCATCACTTTTTGATTAGGGGGGCTTGGAAATGAGAAAAAGATACTCGACCGCGGGAAATCAGCAGTCGAGCACACTATTTTTATTGTTGTCGAGTTTAATCGGACAGCAATAATTCAAAGTTAGAACCGATATTGCCCTGACCTAACGACATCAGCTGTACCGTCCAACCGGTACGCTTGCCATCAGCGTCAAACTCTATATTTTTCTTGATCTGAGTCGCCATGTCGGCACTCACACCCTTGTAGTTATTCATTGAGCGGTCGTAGTAGAGCTTCAGTATCTTGCGCTTGTGAGGCGCAAAGAATCTAAGGAACTCATCCGCCAAGGCGCGCGGCCCGTTCGGCGGCAGCGTGTATATCTCTTTAAGTATACGATAGACAGAAGTATTTCGTTGACCGAATACCATTGAGAGCATATTACCTGAGTCCATACCACACTCGAGTGGGCCAGACATGTTCAGGTGCCTCAGGCACGTGCAGTCCTGATCCCAGCCGAAACGATGCTTCTCTATTACTTCAGACACATACCCATCCGCATAGAAGTGCCGTGAAGCCAGGTTGCAATAGAACATCTGCCCAGCCTCTAACTTAGGAATGATAGACAGTATATTGACCAGCATACCTTCAAGGCCTTCAGCGAACTCATCGCTAAACCAGTCAAGCCCCAATATGTCAACGTTAACATAAGACGAGCTGATAAAGAAGAATGATGTGCGTGAGCGTGTCTTTATCCATCGCTCCTCCCAGCGCTTCATATTGGCACCGGCAAGGCGCATTGCCTTGTCTGCCTTATCCAGCTTATCCTTGACAGACCTATCCGTGCGATACTGAAGCTTCAGCTCTTCATACTCCTGCAAGCAGGCGACATAAGTCTTCTTTGTCTCATTGTAGACAAACCCTGCCTGCAACATGAGCAATATCTTCTTCTTGTCGTTTTGCTTGGCGAGCTTCAGGATCCAGTCGTATTCGTTGATGTGGTTTGGGTTCGGCATATCCGTTGTAAGCGTACGGCTACGATACCATACGCTATTGCCGTAACGAACACGGAACCCGCGGACCGCCTTGAGTAAGTTGGTAAACCTCTCTTCAGGGAAATACTTCACCTCGTCTCCGAAGATACCCACATACGAACGGCCCGCACCGATGGCAGGCCTGTCAAGTGAGATAAAAGTAAAGTTGAACCCGGTGTAAAATGTCATTGTGTTGCGCCAGTCGGTGCATACGTTATACATTTTATCCCGCCATTCCTGAGGCGGTTCCTGGTTGATCACGAAGTGTACACCCATCTCCCAACCAAGATTAGATAAACCGTCAATCAGAGACGGAATAACGTTTTTGTGCAGGTCGGCAAAGGTATCTGCCACCCAGGCAAATGGTGCGCCCGGACAATCCTGCACGACCTCCTGAACACGCTCGGCAAGAACCTGAACCGTTTTAGCCGACGCACGTCCGGCAACCCAGTAGAGCGACCACGGCATCATTAACGCCAGGAGCTGGGCAAACCAATTGGAGTACCTTTCTTCTACCGTATCATTTGATATCTTTAGTTTTTTCTTCCTGGTCATCTAACATTTCTTCAAAATCAATATCAGTAACTCGCGCATCTCTTTTTATGCGCACTTTCTCTCTCTCGGATATATCGGGTATGGCGTCAATCTGTGCAGCAAGCTGCGCACGGTTAACACCCGTTAGACCCACTGCCTCAGATTCAAGAGAATATATTTTAATCGGCTTGTCCTTGATCTCTTTAGGTTTGGCTGCATCCGGCTTATCAAGCCCCTTGACCTTCCACGCTTGCGTGATCAGGTTGCCGTATACCTCCATATCTTTAGCCCCTTTGGCGGTAGTCATTACCACCTGAGCCGCTTTGAGCAGGCTGTCGTACATCATGTTACGATGAGCATTATTCTCGATCGTATCATCAGCGAAAAACAAGTTAATCGCCTCGTTGTACATCTCTCGTGCTCGTTGTAGTGTAAGCTCAAACGGTTCGTGTCGAAGAAAGGCAATTGCATTATCCTTGCCGTACTTGCGTTGTATGCCGATAATCGCATACAGCGCATTGTAGTAATTGAGCTCATCATCGGTGAGTTCAATCGTACAACCGGATGCGATATAATCCTGTAACGTCTCAAAGTGTGATCTCTCGAATTTCATTCTATATCTCCGTAAAAGATGTTATTAATGGCATTGGAGAACTCCACCTCACGGCGTAGCTTATCCAATCTTTGCGCTTGTGTCACATTCTCGCCTGTCTCGGCGCTGATAGCCATCGCAATACCCTCTTTGGCTTGCTGCATCAGTTGCCCACGCTTGTAGTGATACTGAAGCGGTGAGCCTACCAAATTGAAGTACCACTCAAAATCAATATACTTGATTTGGTAGTACATGGCTATCTGCTTGGGGCTATAGCCGATAGCCGCAAGCTTCTCATATTCTTCAAAATTGATTCTATCGAACCAATCAGGCTTCTCCTTCCATTTCGTTATGTCCGATTCTGAAATCATACACGTTTTTATTATTCAGGAAGACATATTGCTCTTCCATTGCGTTTTCTCCATAATTGCCTGAGCCTTCAACTACATAATAACCTGACTCTGTAGACATGCAGGTTATCTTCTTGTGCGACCAGGCGAATGATAATTTAATGATTCCCTGACTCTCCAGCTCGCGTAACTTATCGTATATCTTAGGCATGCGAAACTTAATTGTCTCGGATATATGCAGATGTATGTTGCCAAGCACTCCACGATCATACCACCTGAGCAGCGCGTTAATTATGCGCTCGTTGGTTGAATACGTGGCGATATACAAGTCATCTATCCTCCCGGTCTGTTTCAGCACATACACGATAAACGTAAATGCCGTAAAGCTTTTTTGCGTCTCAATAAAAAATATCTCACCCTCTTCAGGAAGCCTGCCGCATAACTCTCTGAGGCTATTGAGCTTGTATGTTAGCATGTGTTCGAAGCGCTTGGAATACATCCTAGCTGAACGCATCTCCTTGACAACCTCAAACAAATCAAAGTATATGCTCATTCTAACAATCGATTAACTTCTGCCAACTCAGCTTCATAGGATGCTAACCGGTTATTTCTCTCAATATCAAGATGGGGCTTGTCGCCCTTCTTGATTTCACTCTTCACCCGCCAAATGTTATTCATGATCTTCTGCTGCCTGTAGATCAGCTCCTTAACAGACATCTTTAACAACTCCTTTCTCCTGGCAAACTCTCTGAATATAGGGTGTTTGCCAAGCAGCTTATTATGCTGCTGATAATAATTAAGCTCAGCCCAAATCGCACGGTTATCCAGGTAGTTATCAATGAGTTCCTTGCTGATCTGCGCACACTCCTCAAGGCTACCACATGCCCGTAATTGGGTATGTAAGTCGATGTACGCATAGTATCGGGTGAATTTGCGCGAGGCAAGTGCTTCGAGCTCCACCGGACAAGATGGGGAATCCAAAAAAGGAAACTCCTCCCGGAATGATTGGTTGTTTTTCTTAATGACTACAGGCGCGCTAAAGGAGATTGAGAATTCACCTTTAAGATTAAATCGATCGCATAATAATCTGACTATAAGACGTTTGTTCGCTTCCGGATTAGAAGCGCACAAACGCAAAGTCAGGGGGTGCGCGCCTGCCTCTTGTAGCAACCGTACACCCTCCTGAGCATTTGCGCCAGCCTGTAGCCATATTATGACTTTATCTCTCATTCTCCTTCAAACGGTGAAGCATCAGGGAATAATTCCAGTAGCGTATCTCTCAAAAAGTCTGAATAACCACTCTCCGCATTATTCAACCACTTCTTAGTAGCTATAATCGCATCAAACATGACCCGATTTGGTTCTTTTTTAACGACCGGCACTTGCCAGTTGTCGGTAGGCCAGTTGAGTTCTTGTGCAACGTGATCAGGGAAATGGAAGTTGAAGTAAACACTTGAAAGGAGGTATCCACCGGCC